AAGCATTCTTAGCACAACACGCCGCTATATCAATTCTTATCAAATATTTAATAGTGCTATCTAATAACTCATTATTCTTATTTATAAAATTATTAATAAACTTTGTGTAATTTGATGAAACTAATTGTGATATTTTATCATTATATGCTATTATATCATTTGATGCTTTTATAATTGCGGTATTTGTTATTTTATAATTCTGAGATGCGGCCATTGATTTTATGTTAAAACTATTCATTAGTTTCTTATTTTTTTTATTAGCAGTGTCATATCTCTTTTTCGTTATCAAAATATAATATCCTTCACGATCGTTATTTTCAATTTTACATTGTGTCGTATCATTCTCCCCCAATCCAATAATTTCATTTGATATATTTTCAATTATTTTATATGATTCTTGTGATTTATTTACATAATCATCAATTTCTGGATAAATACCTTTTTTAAAAAAATTACCCATATTGCTTTTATCTGTTAAATTATATTTTGATGCTTTATCTAAATCAATAATATCCTCATAAGATTTTATTATTGATTCCATTTCATCCAATGTAATATTAGTGTCATTTATTTGTAATTCCTTATAAATTTTTAGTGATGATTCCAATGATTCATTAAATATTATCCATTCAAGTGGAGCCATTTTATTTAATACCATCTTTCTTTTAATACGTTCCAAATCAATAATGTTTGATAAATATTTACGAATATTATTATATTTCTTATTGTTTAGTAGAAAATCAATATCATCATATGCTTTATTAATATTTTTAATGTTTGTCATTGGGAGCAATAATTTATCTTTAAATGTTCTTGCACCAAATGCCGTTATACATTTATTCAATATATCTATAAGAGGCTTGTCGTGTTGATATAATCTAAGAATATTTAATTGAACAGCTGAATTGTATTCTATTGTCATATTTTTACTATTTTCAAATATTTCAGGTTCTTGCAATTCTTTGATAATATCACAGTTGTGTTCGTATGCAAATTGTAATAGACAACAAAATGCCAATCTTGCAATTGTAAATCTTTCCAAGTTTAACAACTCTATTATAGATATTAAACCCTTCTTAACAAAAAAGGCTTTGCCCAAAATTTCTTTTTGATTTATTATACTATTGAAAAAATTAATGTATTCGCAATTTTCCCATTTATAATGGACAAGAATCTTATTTATATTTAGCTTTTTTAATATTGCCTTTTTTTCATCTTCTTTTAATGGCGAGCTTAAAATAACTAACTCTATTGGATTATATGTGCTTATAAATCTAAATATTTCATCATACGCAAATTCCGGATCTTGCTTTGTTGACCCAACTTCATAAACAAATGTTTTACCCGTTGACAAATCAATACCTGATATACCCGCAATTACAAAGCCGTTAATAATCTCATAAAATATGACCATCATATAATTACTTTGTTTATTGGATATATTTATGTTTGCACCCGGTGATAGTATCTCTGTTACAGAACGTTTTGGATTCGGTGGTTCAGTTACTTGCTCTATCAATACAATAGTATAATTGTTATTTAATAAAATTTGTGTAAATTTTGAAATTGAATGTAAAGGAAATCCTGCCATTATGGGATTTGAACGCGATACTTCTTGTATTGTCTTATTTTTTCGAGATGTTTGAATTCCACATAAATCTGCTATAATGAATACTTCATTATCTATTATGTTATCTGTTATTGTATATATTTCAAAAAATGAACCCACTTGCATCAAAATAACACAATTTTCACCATATTTTTCCTTGTATTGTTTTGAATAATTAAGATAGTCATCTATTATCATTATCTACTTCATAATATATATATACATAATTCTTAAATAACATTATATAAGAATAATATATATATATATTGTTAAAATGACACAAAGGTTATCTTTTGAGCAAGTATTGAAAGAGCTAGAAAAACTAAATCTAGATGATTATAATTTGCCCGATTTAGTTAAATTGGAATTTTATAAATACTATAAACAATCAACCGTAGGTGATTGCAATAAGGACAGACCATGGTCAGTTTATATGAAAGAATGCTCTAAATGGGATGCATGGAATAGTATTAAAGGAATGAGCAAAGAAGATTCGGATAATAACTATGTTGATTGTTATTACAGTTATATCTTACAAGAAAATTCTTGCAAGTCAGGGTATTGAGAGTAGATCAACTAGTTTAATATGATTATTGATAATGTTTATATAATATTCATTTCTCATTTTTTTAAAATATATCATTATAATACTTGATATAAATGGATCAAAATCCAAATGGGGACTTGTTATAATGCCAATTTGGTCATATGTTAATTTATACATTGTATATACTATAAATATTGTCACTGGTACTGAAACCATAATGTAAGATGCCATAATAAATATTAATTGAATAAAAAGCATTACCAATTGAACAATTAAAATATATGCAAACTCTAACATCATAAATGCCATATCTTTTACGAAATCTAAACCGGGTATAGTTGATATAACAAGAAATATTATAAAAACATTAAATATAATAAAAAATATATAGGGCATTTTGAGACTAAATGTAAATATAGGGTTAATTATTACAGCCCCTAATACCCGAATTATAAAAATTGCTATATAATACATTAGATTCATTAGAATATTAACTGCATATAAATATATAATATTAACATATTTTAGAGCTCTTCCCAACCATAAACATCTATCTAATATGAAGTAAAATAAAAATATAATCATTAATAATAATAATAAAAATGGTCCCAAAATTGATATATTTTTAAAATATTTAAATACATAACTATATTCTTCAAATACTGTTATTTCTTCTTTATTTATATTGAATGTATTTGTTGTAGTATATTTTTTGGCATCTTCGCTACCATCTGACTTTTCATCTTCTGATATTGGTTCGTAATTACCAGTGGGAATACCATATTCGTTTTTTTGTCGTAGCTTTTCTTTCGATGTTATTATTGAAAAATTTTCCAATCTTTCTCTTAGTAAATACTTATCGCTAAAACACAAATTACAACAATAAATAAGCAAGAATATAATATATTTTTTCACATCCCCATCAATGAAATCTAAACCGTCTGCATTTTTGATATCTACACCATATTCATCAAAACCATCCTTCTTTTTAAAGTCTTGTGCTAATAAGTAAGCAAAACGAGCACCTTTGTAATTGCCAAATTCGGAATTCTCTGTTGTCTCTGGTGCTTTTATTTTTTTTAAATATTCTATATAATATTTGTCACGAGAATCAAATAAATCATAGAAACGGTTGACATCATTAACTATTTTGTTTCTTATTGAAATATCATTACGTTCTTTGTCAGACACTATATCACTAATATACTTTACTATTAACTCATATGCTTTTTTTACGTCTTGGTATATATATTCGTATACTAAATTTTTCTCAGTAGCAGTAATCTTGTCGATTTTTATGTCAATATAATTTTTAATATTATCAGGAGCTGTAAAGTGATATAAATTGTTTTCATAGCTTCCTTCTTTATCTTTATCCTTATAGAGTTGTGGTTTATGTTTAGTGCATATTATGCATATTATAGCAAAAGGATCAAACATTAACATTTCTTTATAAATTCCTCTTTCAAATGTATTAATACTTTCACATTTATCTATATTTTTTTTAACTACATATTTATATTTACAATATTGATAGCACGTTGAAACAGAATAAGACTCCTTTCTTTTTTCTTCATTTGTAGCTTGCTGATATTTATTATTTATGAAGTAATATGGTATAGTAAACCAGTCCTGCCATTTTTCAATACCATACATATTGCAATGTGCTTTTTTTGGAAGACTATTGAAAAACTTATTTTTGTATTCTAATTTCTTATTAACAACTTTTAGATTATCACCCAAATGTTTTTCACCAATTGTGCAAGATTTTGTTATATTGTTATATTCTAATAAATTTCCTTGGTCTTTTATATTTTTTATTTTTTTTTGTCCTTTAATACCTACATCTTCACATTTATCCGCGTCGCTCATTTATTAGCTCTTACTTAAAAGTATATTAGATTATTTAGTTTAATCATTAATTTTAATTTGTTCATAATCTGAATCTTCATATTTTTTTACTTTATCGTAAGGATCATGCTCAATTAATTTACATTCATCATCAAAATAATGTCCACTATTAAGTGTACAATCAGGTACAAACACTTCTGCTTTACCTGCTTCACCTGCTTCACCTGCTTCACCTACATTAACAGCTTTCGTTCCAAGTGTTATGGTAGCATCAATATATTGTAATTGAGTGCTGGAATCATTATAATTAATATTATTAATAATAGGTATAATTTGCTTTGACTTCATTGTATATTTACTAATAACTTTGTTACCATCATCAAAATGTAAGAAATTATCACCACCTCTACCATCTTCTAATGGAGGCCTATCTATATCTTCGGAATTATCATCACCTGTTATTGCATCTGCTATATCATTTACAGTACGTCTACTATTTGACATCATATTACCTACGTCTGATGATAATTTCATTGCACTATTATAAATATTATTTATATCAGCGGGTATAGATTTTATAACTGCAAAAAAGTCTTTATTCTCTTCTTTTGGTTTTTTATTCGGACCTTCATTTTTCTTTTCTTCACCTGAACTAATACCATAAAAAATTAAAACAATAATAAATATTAATATTAAAAAACCCGTAATTACATTATTCCACCTGGAACCGAATGAAGTCTTTATTCCAGCGAAGATAGTGTCTAGCACATATTTTGAATAACCTATAAATACATAAGAAAGCCAATAAATTGTTTTGTTCTTATATTCTTCAGTAAGATTATCAGATTCAATTTGCCTATCATATGTTTTTTCTTTATTATATTTTATATTTTCCTCAGCTTTTTCTAACAATTCATGAATATTATCATCTAATTTTTTTTGTAATGCTTCTATCTTATTTTTATCTCTTTTTAAATCATCACTAATTTGATGTGTCTTAAAATACTCTTCTTTTTTAAATGACCCCATTTTGTATTTGTAATCAAATTTTGTAGGTTCGCACACATAATAAGTAGAATCATTATATTTACAATATAAATTTTTTTCCGAGAAATTATATTTTTTTGTTAATTCAACAATTTCTTTATTTCTTGACAAATCTATTACGTCCTTATTTTTACTAGCATAATATTCATCATTAAAACTTTTTATAAATGTATTTAATGATGCATTATCGTTTTTTTTATTGAAAAAAATTCTAATACTAGTACTGGATGATAAAGATGATAAATTGTTGTTTTTTCGCCATATTAATCCGTACTCAATTGTTTTATCATAAAGTATTACATTAATTGGATGTATATAACAATAAGCATATGATATTTTTCCAAAAGGAAAATTATTGTCATCTAGTATATCATCACCCAAGTTAATAGAAGTCATAATTTCATCAAATTTATTCTTGATATCAGTTTTTTCTTTATTATTCGCCTCATTTCTAGCATATTTTTCTTCTTTTTTTTCTTTATCTTGATAATATTCCATAATTCCATTATATCTTTTTTCAGTAAGTTCGCGTGCTTCTTTATCTTTTTGTTTTTTTTCTTTTTTTTTTTTTTTTTTTTTTTTTTTT